ATATCGTCTGACATTTCCTATACCTTTAGGTTAACATCATCCACGTGTGAGTTTTAATATCCTCTCAATTTGTTTTTCTATTACAGGCTTTCTGTTAGGCCAATAAATGTATTCTTTGTCTGCTGTTTGATATAGCTTCTGTAAGAATGGTATGATAAGTTTCTCTACTTCATTCAATCTTGTTTTATAATCATCTGCTGTTTCTGCTGTTTTGTTTATTACTGAATTATATTCTTCTTCAGATACGGCAGAAAATCCAAAATCATCAGATGCATCCTGATACTCTTTGAATATTTTATCGAAATCGTGTGTTAGTGGCATTATAACTTAACTATGATTGCTTTGTTGGGAACATTATCCGTGACAACTATTCTTCCAGCAGAATCGCCTTTAGATGGAGATTTTCCATATATTTTTGGAATACCATCTTTATCTTTTGATTCTGGATCAAATCTTTGATCCTCTCGTCTTGCTCTTAATCTAAAATATAAGTCATGAGTTTTTGCATATGTTTTTGCTTCAGTTAATGTTCCATTCAGTGTCAATACGTTTGTTTTTTCATCGTAGCTACCACCAACAGTCATGGGTCCAATGTACATATAGTCTATAGGACCACCCATTTTTTGATTTCCGACAACAATTTTTACTTTATCTTTGTCTGATATTTTTCCAAAAACATCTGGTACCTTGTCACCAGGATTCAACTTTTCTTTTATTTTCAATTGATCGAAAGCCGTTGTCATAAATTTTTTTGCTATTCCCGGAACAGCAAGCTCCAAACCTTTCAATCCACCACCAGCAAGAGATGGTGCAGATTCTCCTTTTAACGAACAATTGATAGGAATTTTTTTTCCATTCACAAGTTGATATATTATTACATCGGTATATGGTTCCGAGCCACCAATCTGACGACCTTTATATTTTTCTGCACCAATTACTCCAGTTAGTGTTGTTTTACCTGCAATTAGAGTTATTGGACTTTTTTTGTTTTTCTTCACAGCACCATTGATTTTATCAATGACGCCTTTCTCTTGTCTTTCTGCGGATAATCCAGCCATTTTTATATTCTCAAATGAAAATATTTATACCTTGAAACCTCCGAACTTATTCTTCTTACCCGACAGCCTTTCTCTATCACCAAAACTGTTCAGAGGCTTATCGTCAACTTTACCTGCATCGACTATACCATTTTGTGCTGCTTGTTCAACATCATACAGCCTCATCTTTGATTTGTCAATACCAACAGCGAATCTCTTATGTGTCGTAGGATCAGAATAACGATTCTTCAACTGCTTGACCATAATCTGATTCAATGCTTCAAGTTCTTCGGATGTTATCAAAGCAAACATCAAATCTGCGGTTGCTGGCAGACCAAAAGACTCACTTGTGTCCTCGAGCCCGGGATCAGATGAAGTAAATCCGCTTCTTGTAGTCTGTGTAGCACTGACGATTGGAACTCCGTACTCAACTGCAAGACCTCGCAGTTCTTCGGCAATTGACTTGACATAGGTGTATGAGTTGACATTTGCTCCTGCTTTGATTCTTGCGGAGGCACAAATATTAAGATAATCAATAAAAATAATGTCAGGAGTGAAGCTACGTTTGAGATGAAGTTCATTTAGAAGTGTCCTGAAATGTACAGTAGATGCTGCTGCGGTTGGATATTCTTTGATGATAAGTTTTCCTGTAGTATTGTTTCTTACTCTTTGCACCTTCTTATCATACATTTCTTTTGATAGTGTTGCAAGCTCATCAATCGTCACATTCAACAAGTTGGCGTCGATTCGTTCTGCAATTTTTTCTTCAGCCATTTCCATTGTGATGTAGAGAACATTCTTTCCTTGCACCATACATCCTGCTGCAACATGACACATAAACAAAGATTTACCAACACCAGTACCCGCTAGTGCAATGTTCAATGTCTTTGCGGGTAGACCACCTTTTGTGATCTTATTGAAGAATTCTAGATCGAATGGAATTCTTTCTTCTTTTCTATGATAGAATTCATATCGCTCATCGGAGTTTTCTAAGTAATCATGACCAATGTTTGTATCAAAACCTACACCCAATGCATCAGCCAATATCTTGGGAATAGCTCCCTTCTCTTTAGATTTATCCTTTCCATCGAGAATAGAAATACTTTCCAAGACAGCATTATAAATAGCTTTTTCTTGACAAAATATTTCGGATTTGTCGAGGAGCCAAGCGATTTTGGTTTCATCCTTTGAAGTTTCCACAATTTCTTGTAGATACGTTTCACATTGCGCCACTTGGTCATCTGTAAGATTTTTCTTTTCTTTGACGGCAAGTGTAATAGCTTCAATCGTTGGCGTAGAGTTGTAAGATGATACGAATGATGATATTTCATTGAAAATTATTCTTTCAGTACCATGTTGAAAATACTCTGTCTTTAGAAAAGGAATAACTTTTCGTAGATACTCATCATTGTAAATCAGATTCTTTAATATCGTCTGTTCCAGTTTCATCAATTATATCCTGTTCAAGATTGCCCGACATGATTTCTACCAATAAGTCACCTAAGTAATTTTTGAAGTCCATATCTTTCTCCAACTTCTTAGGTGTATCAACTGTAGATTCTAACACATCGTAAGCAAAAAGTAAATACACATTCCCATGTCTTTCTTCAAACTTTACCTTACCATATTTGAATACGGTATCTTTGTATTTACCATCTAACAGGCGAACATGTACAGATTGGGGTTCATCTTTAGGATAGATGAAACAATAGTCTATTCCTTCAGTCTTTTATGCTCCATTTGTAGTTTCAACATCAAACACTTCTTCCACTTCATCATCGGAGATAATTTCTCCATTTGCAATACAATATTTGCTTTCAATGAATTCACGGAAGGACTTTTGTTTCAATATAGGAAGCCAAAAATCTTTGGTATCTGTATCTTTTAGTCTGAATTTTTTATCTTCATATACACCATCTGCATCACGACGAGAATACCAACCATTACTTGGTTTAGTTACATGACCGCTTTCGAGTGCGATATCCAATAGACCAGACCACTTGCTAATGCCACCGTCAAAGGATACAGAAACCGGTATCTTTGATTTTTCTTTAACATATCTACTCTTTTCTACATTAATTATGAAATTATAACCGACAATTTCTTGTCCTTCTTTTTCTTGCTGTCTACCAATGATAAAGATGTTGTCAGCAGAATAGTAGGATCCTGTGCCACCACCAACAATGTCTTTGGGGAACATACCGATTTCTTTATATGTATGATTCACCACAATCATAGGTATATCTTTCATTGTAAGATGTGGTGTCACCATACGAAACAAAGATTTGATCTGTTTTGCTCTGCTCATATCCGCAACAGATTTTTGTTCTAGAGCATCCTCAACCTCTTTCTTTGATGCTAGATTACCGATAGAATCAATAACAATGATGAGCTTGTCATCACGTTCAAGATTTGTCAGTTGATTCATCACATCAAATTTTAACTGTTCAATATCAGTAATAGGAGTATGAAGCACCCTATCGGTATCAATACCGAATGAGGTAAAATAAGATTGAGGAGTACCAAACTCAGAATCATAAAATAAAAGGGCTGCATCTTTGTATTTCTCCAAATAAGATTTAGCCATCAATAGACTGAAGGCAGTCTTGAAGTGTTTTGATGGTCCTGCCCACATTGTAAGACCTGGAGTTAAACCACCATCTAGCTTACCACTCAGTGCAATATTAATTGCTGGCACAGAAGTAGGAATCATATCTTTCTGTGTAAAGAATTTTGATTTTGATAAGATAGCAGATTCTTTAATGCTGCTATTCTTTTTAATTTTATCCAATATACTCATTTACTATCCTTTTCTTTAAAGGCTAAAGGTTCATCGTAATCATATTTAGGTTCTAATTTTTTTGCTGGAACATGCTCTACTTTAAACAGTCCAGGTGAAACATGAGTTTCTATTTTTTCATGTGTTGGTTCTTTGTTTAGTGGTGGTATTGATTCGCCAGATGCTTCATCTATGACAATGACATTTTCTTTACGAACTTGTACCACCTCATCAGGCCTTTCCTCAGGTCCTGATTTTTCTTCCCTGGGTATTTCTTCCTCAGGCGGATCAGTTCGTTCCTCAAGCTTCTTTTTCGCCTCTTGAACTCTTTGATATACCGGGTTCTGATCTCTCTCATCATCCTTCCTTTTTGTTTTCTTCTCCTCACGAACACCCATTGAAATGTTACTTGCGATCAATAATAGCACAGCCAGAGGATCAAACACAATCATAATTAATATTATTACCAAACGAACTGCTTTGTCAATAATATCTTTTTCACCAGATCCGTAGATGAGTTCAGCCACGTATTTAATAGGACCAAAATCAGACTCAGCTTTTCTCAATTCTACACTAAGAGGTACTCGTTCTTCTGTTAGTTTTGCAATCTCTTTTTGTGTTTTGTTTATTTCTTCGTTGAGTTGATTTCTTTCTTTTTGCTGTGATTTTCTGATTTGAATGGATCTTTCTGCTCCACGTTCAGAATCGGAACGAGTCATGACATTATCAACAGCAGCATCTAGTTGATTTAGTGTTTTTCTATTTAATTCAATATTTTGTTTTAGTGTCTGTATCTTCTCATCAAGCACTGCAACTTTATCGGCCACAGGACTAATATCTGATGCATGTTCTAGGTGTGCTTTGGATAGATAACCAAAAATACCCATCGATGTAATGAGCATCAAAATGGCTACAGCAGAAGTTAGATACCATTTTAATATTCCTGGTGCTGTTTTCCAGTTACGATATAACCATGATGCAGTTACTAGTTTTGCAGATTCTAGAACAGAACCCATCAAAACAACAGGCCAGAATGAGCCTGGAAATATTGCAGCTAGTCCAATGACAGAGTAATATGCTGCTACGGCTGAAAGTAATACAGCATTAATAAAGGTAAAGGTAGCGATAGTCATCCGAAGAAATCCTCAAGTGTACTTTGCTTCTCAATATTCCAATTCATACAATCTAAAACAACCTTAATTGGTTCAACAAAAGCTTTCTCAAATTGCATATCATAATCGATATACTTTTGTAAGTCAAACTCTTTGGGTAGAGTTACTGGAAAAGATATGACTGATTCTTTGAATGGATTTGGTGTTTTCAAGTAAGAGAACTTGATTTTTTCTCCATCGTTGATGAGTGGATATTTTTTATCCAATCCTTTTTGTTTGAGAGCATTATTATATATGATTGCTCCCTTAACATGAATGGGTGTTCCTTTGGTATATAAAGTAACAGAGTCGGAATATTTCTTGATGCCACGAATACCACGAGGGAACGAAATTTCTTCAGGTGAAAATTGCTTGAATTCTTCTTTGAAATTGGCGACAAACTTCTGAACATCTTCTTCTGTACCATTCATCATCAACTTAATTGTTTCTTCCATCTTCTCACGAATAGGTGCTGGTGTTGATGATTTCACCATTTCAAGACCCATCACTTTCAAGTCAGGTTCAGCATATTGCACACCTTCGTTGTTGTATACATTCATGATGTATCGTTTCTTTGCAGTCCAGATTGCTTTGTCAGCCAAAGCTTCTCTTTTCATTTGCATCTTTTGGTCGTATGCGTGAACATAATCAGCAAGTTCCTGATAACTTTTATCGATATAAGGTTGAATCTTGTCCTCACAGACCTTGTCCATGAAGGCGATAACTTTATCAGGTGACTGTAGTGGTTGAAAGACTTTGCCCACAAGTGAACCAAGCTTGAGATAAATCGAATCTGTATCTGACGCAATAACATAATCGACTCCTTCAGTTTTTATTAGTTTGTTCATATATTCGTTGAGTTTGTTTTCAATCCAACGAATAGAAAGCTGACCTGCTGATGTAACTGCAAGAGCAATACGCAGATCATAGAAACGGAAGTATTCATTACCCATTGCACCGTATGCAGAATTCAAACATACTTTCTTTGCAAGTTGTAGATTGTTGAATCTGGCTATTCTCTTTTGTATTTCAAAATGTTTAGATTTGTTTTTCTCATTTTCAAGTTCTTGCTTTGCTTCAAGTGATTTCTTTTTATATTTCTTACGATCTTCATACATCTCAGCCATAAGCTTAGGAAGAAAACCTTGTTTGTCTGTTCTGAAGAACTGTCCGTTTGGTGTCAGAGTTACATTGTTTAATCCTGTAGTGTCAATTTCTTTCTTCAATAACTTATCTACAGAAACACGGCTGTTGATAATTCTCGACATTTCATCTGTGTAATCATCAGCGTCAACAAGCATCTCTGGTGACAGATTGTATTGCATGATCAAATGTGGATATAGACTATTCAAGTCGAACGATGCAACCCAATCATGTTTACCCACTTGAGGTTCTTTGACATAAGCACCTTCAAACGCTTCTGATTTGCTTTTCTTTTCTGTTGGTGGAACAATTATGTTATCTCGGCGTAGAAAGTTATAGATGATAGTATCCCACATACGAACTTGTGTGAAAACATCATCATAGTTTGTTTTACTGTCATATGCCAAAGTCAATGCAAGTTCAATCAACTTTAGTTTATCTTCTAGTTCTTCAATCAGAGAAACATCACCAATATTATACTCAATGAACTTTTGATAGTTTAGTTTATAGAGTTGATGTAGGTTTTCATATTCAGAATAATCAACCTTACGTTTATCTAATTCAACGTGAGCAATATTATCTAGGCGATATGATTCTTGTGATGCACCACCAGGAGCATACTTACGATACAGTTCAATGTAATCAAGCATAGGCAAGCCAACAAACTCATAAACTGTATGAGCTTTTGCCATCAGAATTGCTGTTCTCTCTGAAATGTAATTCCAAGGAGAAAGTGATTTTGCATCTTGCTCAGAAAGAATTCTATTGAATCGATTTACAAGATATGGAAAGTCAAAGAACTTAATGTTCCAACCAGTTACAATGTCAGGATAGTTTTTTGTCCAGAACTCAAGAAACTTTTTACTTAGTGTATATTCATCACGACATTTGAAGTATGTAACATTCTCATCAGTATTTTCAAAGTCACCGCAACCCCACACATAAGTCTTACCACCAAGATACTTTACAGCAATAGCAGTAATTGGTTCTGATGCTTCATATGGATCAGGAAATCCATTCTCAGAACCAACTTCAATATCAATGATTGCAATTTGCAGATATGATTGATCCCAATCAACTTCATTTGGATGTTGCTCAGAGATATAATTGTATTCGAAACGAGTATTACCATAAATCTTCTTGTTAGTAACACCTTCGTTTTGCTTTAGATAATCTCTTGCTTCACGAATTGAATTGAATTTGAATTCATGCAAGTATTCTCCATTCAGTGTTTTGAATGGAGTTTCTTTTCTCACCATCTCATACAGAGTAGGTTGATATTGAAGCTTTTCTTTGATTCGTTTACCGTTTTCTATCCCACGATAGAGAATGTTGTTACCGAAACATTGAACATTGGTATAGAATGTAGTCATCAGCCAGTGATAAGTTGCTTGGTAGGAGGAAGAACAATTCCTGACCCAAAGATTTGATTATAGTTGTTTAAGTATTCTTGTGCTGGCGTATATTCATAGACCACATGTTTCCTAGCAACAATAACTTCACTATCTTTCTCTTGTTCGGAATGAATAGGCCATGGAGCAAAGCCAATGTTAGGCTGTCCGTTTTGTCCGGGCATCACAGCGATACGAACAGGATTAGTCAGCCTGTATCCTAGTTCTCCAGACTCAATTTCAGCTAGAATTTCTTCTCCAGTTACCAGTTTTACGACTTTAATGTTTTCCATGAATTTTCCTTTCAGATCAAATGTATATCATTCTAACACGTTTTTCGACATTAATCAAGAGGCTATGTGGCATAAATAGTAAGTGTCCACTAAATTTTAAGGGTGAAAATGTACTGGAACCCACAACCCACATATACTTTTCCATATACGATAAATGATTCAGTGGATAAGTATACAACTTTCTTATGTGAATTTGTTGATTTAAAGAGAAATGGATATCATCATTTCACCAAAGCATATGACTCTCTTACTTATGGGTTTTGGGGACCGTGGCTGAAACAGTCTGACCAGGTAGTTAGTAATTTTGCCGATCACCTAAAATTGATTTTGAAGTTAAAATAATACATTAGTTTTCTTCGTTATGCAACATTTAAACTGCGGAGAAAATGGATCCATTAACACTATTTGCTTTAGCTAATGGTGCAGTACAAGCGGTCAAAAAAGGTTGTGAACTATATAAGGAAATAGCAGGTGCAGCAGGAGACGTTAAAGGTGTTCTCAATGATCTTGAAGAACAGTTTAACTTACGTCACAAAGATAACCCTCCTACTACTGCTGAACGCAACCAGTATGTTGCGGAAAAAAATAGAGTAATTGAATTAAGCAAGCAACAACCAAACGATATCTACACTCAAATCGGTGAAGAACTTGGCGTATATTTCGAGAATTACGCCAAGTGTACCGCTATCTTTGAAGAAGAAGAAAAACATGCTCAAGAAGTTTACACTGGAGAAACCAGTTTAGGTAAACGAGCATTACAGCGTGTGCTTATGCAGAGCAGGCTGACTGCTATGGAAGCCGAACTTCGTGAACTCATGGTTTACAATTGTCCGCCAGAGCTAGGGGATTTGTATACCCGTGTGTATGCCATGATGGAAAAAATGAAGAAAGAGCAATCTGTTGCTTGGGCTAAGAAACGAGTACAGGATAAGATTGCTGCTGCAAAGAAACGAAAAAGATTAAACCGTATCAGATGTGAAGCATGGAAGTATGGTATAGCTTTTGTGGTTACCATATACTTAACTTGGTTGGTATGGGCTGTTGTTCAAATACGAATACAAGAACAACCAGAGCTTGGTCGCTGCCTGATCCCAAAAGGAACTTGGCCCTATGAGTACTATAACAATTTGAAATGGGTAGATTGTGAAATTAAACTCAAGGGAGAAAATTAAATGAAAAAGATTTTACTTGTTACTATGATGGCATTCTCTACATTTTCGTATGCAGAAGAAAGACAAAAGCCTGTTGCTTGTTATCAACTAAATGAAATGTTAGATAACTTGAAAACAAATTATGGAGAGAAACTC